TTTAAATGTGATAATGGAGATATCTGTTTCGAAGCTCCTAAGGGTCAGATTGGTATGAGGGCTAAATCTATTGAGATGGAAACAGGTGGAGCGTCTCATAAGATTTGGGCTGGCGGAATCGGCACTACCAAAACAATATGGGGTGATCAATTGAAAGGATTCCATCCTGATTTACATTACAATCCGCTGGCATGTGGTCCTAAAATTGGTGATTGCAAATCAGCTCCGCAGAGTGGTAGTCCATGTAAGGTGAAAAACAAAAAACTTAAGCGCAAGAAACCTAAAGATTTCGATAAAGAACGTGGTTGTGATTCTCTTAAACAAGATAAGGGTCCTGTACCAGATTCTGTCGTTAATAGTCCTCCTGGTAGTGGGACCGGTAGTGGCAACCGTGGATCCCCTGGAGCGCCTAGCGTAGCACCCACTCCGTCTAATAATGAACCAGGGCAAACTGTTCTTGATCCTCTGCCAGTTGTCCCAGAAGTTGATCCCATATCAAAAGTTAATCCTGATCCAGAAGGTGGAGCAGGGGTTCTATGGTATGGTGTCTCTAGCAAATTTGGCAATGAGATTGATAATATTGGGCTTAATAGGGGATCATTATCTAATCACCTGAATATACCGGACAAGAAGGATGCTATAGAAATACCGCTATCTAAAACAATAGATTTTGCTAGAGGAGATAAACAAGCTGTATTGTCACAAAAGAGGTATGGCGATGTTGACCGCATTTTGAGAATTAGAAGTGTTCCAGATGGTGATCTACTGCGGGTGCCAGATGATGATGATGATATAGTCTATTATCGTGGTGATATTTCACGCGATGAGAATATTGAGATATTTGAGATTGGGGAGGATAAACCAATCACTTTGCCATTATTTCCTGATATTTAGTAAAATATAGAGTATGATTATACGTTTCCCCACTGGTTTGTATAGAAGTATCCTGCCTAAAGGTACGCAGGCCGGTAGTGTAACGTATATTATATCAAATCAGAATCCGCCTAAAACAGAAGTGCGGGCTATACAGATCCCAACATTCGAGCGACGTAAGCCCCTACCACAGTCTCTCTATACCCCCGGGGAGCGCAGGGGAGGCTTCGGGGAACTTATATATACACTAGCTAAGGCAAACAGATCGAAGCCAGGATCTAATATTAAGCAATTCGAGGTTGGTGAAATTATAGAATTTACTGATGATCCTATAGAAGAAGTATTGTTCACAAACGCACCAGATTCTATAGAAATACAACACAACACAAATATATTGGATCTGGACAGCATAGGACTTAGTCCAGTTGAAATTGACCAATTAATTGCTGAATCCGAGAGGCGTAAAGACGAGCTTGAGAAGGAATTTACTAGTCTGAAATCTGAACTTGAAACATTTAATGCTGATATCAGTGAGAATCAAAAGAAAATTAATGAGAGCAACAAAACCATCAAGGCAGTTAGGAGTATTTATAATATCCCGGAAAATGATTTAGATTTTGATAATGATATTTATCAGAAATTGTTGATAAATAAGGCTTCGTTAGAGGCTGAACGTAGTCAATTGATATCTAATAGAAATACTAAATCTACAGAAGTAGAAGAAGCTTATAATAAATTGATAAGCGTTTCTCAATTGGTGCGATAATGGCGCAGTCTACATATTTCGGTTATAATGTTCCATTTTATTCTAAAACATTCGTATTGCCGCCTCAAGCTGATGAACGTTTAATCAAAAATGATATGTTACAATTATTATTAACAAGCCCTGGCGAACGCGTAATGAGGCCAACATATGGTGTGCCAATTAGGCAATGGGCATTCGAACCGTTAGATAATTTGTCAATTAACGATATTGCTTCAGCCATAAAAATGGCTTTCTTTTTATATGAGCAGCGCGTAGAACTCAAATCTGTAACTATAGTTCCTACACCAGACAATCATTTAGCATCAATCATAATACATGCTGCTATTAAGAGCAATCCGAATCAAGTCTTACAGGTAGAAGCTGTATTTAGGAAAGGAAATATAGTAAGTGGTTGAAAAAACTTATTTCAAGCTCCCAAATAGCCCAGAAGAATTTGGAGTTGTATTAGAATCACCAAATTTGAGGCGTATCGATTTCAGCGCATTAGAATATCCTGAGATCAGACGTGCGCTAATAGAATATATCAAGACTTACCATCCAGATCAATTTAATGATTTTGTTGCCAACAATGGCATAATTATGCTCGTAGAGTTAATATCCTACTTAGGATCAGTATTAACCCAGCGCGAAGACATCATTGCGGACGATGGATTTCTGCCAACATCTCAATCAATCACAGCAGTAGATCAACATTTATTTCTTATAAACAACAAAATCCAAAGAGCGACTCCAGCTATTATCGACATGGCAATAACACTGCCATCGGCAGCGCCAACATCAGTCCGCATCCCGGCTGGCACCCATTTTAATTTGGCTGGTGCTGATGGTGCTCCAGTAACATATGAAATTTTTAGAGCACCGAATGATTTTGACAGTGAAATTATTATTTTCCCTGGTGCTCGCGGTGTGGTTGCCTTTGGCATTGAAGGTTCATTTGCTGAACCATTAACTGTTGAATCGGCTGGTGGGTCTAATCAGATTATTGAGATATTAGATGAAGATATTCTTGAAGAACCAATTGTGGTTGAAGTTGTAACTGGCAACGAATCAGTTAGATGGCGTAGAGTTGATACTCGTGAACAAGCTAGTGCTCAAGATGAAATTTATGAAATAAAATTCCATGACGAGGGCATATCAATCGTTTTTGGTGATAATATAGCAGGTAAAGCTCCTATAGCCGGTCAACGATTAACTGTTCTATATAGGCTTGGTGGAGGCAGGCGAGGAAGAATACCGGCTAATGCAATCAATGAAAGCAGACCAATAAGCCCTGATTCTCCGATTTCTGCCCCAGTACAAGTTCTATTCCGTAATCCTGCGCCATCAAATGGCGGTATGGACATTGAATCTATTGCATCTGCTAAAAAGAGGGCACCTAAAGAAAGCGCCATATTACAATCTGCTGTTAGCGGTGAGAATTACTCTGTTAAAGCTAAGACCTTCAACCATCCGATATTTGGTAGTGTGCTTAAAGCCGTTGCAACAGTACGCACTTCATTGAATGCTAATATAGTAGAACTTTATATATTAGCAATTGGCCCTGATGATATCCCGGTATTGCCAAGTAAAGGATTGAAACAAGGCTTGGTGACTTATTTTGCTGATGTAGACGTGCTTACTGATGAAACTAGGGTGCTTGATGGCGCAATTAAGCCGATAAATGTGAATGCAACTGTGATAATAAGTCGCAATTCAGATCCCGCCTTGATCAGAGATGCAGTTGATGTTGCGGTTACTGAATTCTTTGATCAAACCAATTTTGATATGGGTCAAGAATTACACCTCAGCAAGTTATACAAAACTCTAGGTGACATTGAA